ATATAGGTTTATATTCTAGTTTACCATTTTTTTTAGAAGCCATCAAATACTCTTTTCTATTTAAAGATATAGTGGGATTATATGATACATGAACCCATCCACTATTAACACCTTCATTTATATCAAAGTGTTCAAGTATAAGTTGGTCGTACATAAGGTTTTCTTTTATCCAATCACTTAACTCATTATTAGGTACATCAAATATTTCTATATCTGCTGCCATACCCATTATATGTTGTGATCCATCCCCACTACCTATAGTACGATTTAAAATTAAATCTCTAAATCCACTAGACACAGTTACAACTTTTCCAAAGTGATCTCTAACAGGTTGTAGTAATCTTTCACAAAGTATCTTTAAATTTTCAATTTGTTTTTCTGAGGGGTTGTTATTTAAACCCATACGAATAGCTGTTTGGCTTTTGGTTAGCTCTGCAAGGGTAAAATTTTTAGAAAGTTTCATTCGTATATAATTTTTACTTTTAATTTTTTTTGTTCTGGAGTTGTGGTTCTATGTATAAGACTACCAATTCTTTTTCTTTCATAACCATCATTTGCCAAGTAATCTTTTTTTCTATAATTTTTAGACTTAACATCATAGCCTTGATACTCTCCAGTTGTAAGGTTTAATGTTACTATATCTACTGGACCATTACCACCTAATGGCGTGAATACAATCATATTTGGATCATCAGCTAGACGTAATTGTACTTTTAATTCTTGTATTAAACCAGCTATATTTGTTTTTCTATTAGCCATTCCATTTAAAGTAACCTGCTAATATACCTGCCAAGCCACCAAGAATAAGTAATAAATTTACTGCTCCTTTGCCTTTGTTCATATCAGCTCTAAGTTCTTTAATTTCTTTTTTAACTTCATCCATTGATTTGAAAAGAGTTTTCATACGTTCCGCACAAACCTTTTCATGAGAGGTTAATCTAATTCCATTATGATCAACTATGTTAGAATTAGTTTTTTTAGCCATTATATTTTGTTTATTAAAATGAATTTCATAATATTAATCTATAGTTAAGCAAGTGAATATGTGGTGTGTGGAAATAATACCCACTTGCAAAAATTTTATATCACCGTTTAAACCAAGATGGAAGACCTAAATGTGGTCGCTTGTCAAATATATTATCTTTAGATCCTGGAGTTTTTCTATTGTTATAATGAAGAAATACTTGTGTACAATCCTCACCTTTAAATTCCTCTCTCCAATGTTCTAATTTACACCCAGAATAAACCAACATATCTCCTGGTTTTAAGTTAATAGATATTCCCTTTTTATTTATTTCTCCAGAAGGCTCTAAATAAATAGTCCAATCATCCCCACCTAAATTCATAGTTGTAGAAATCTCACAACTAAATCTATCTTTATGTCTTTTAAGAACATCACCTTTTTTATAAATTCTTGCATAAGTATAAGATGGATATAGTTTTAATCCTGTAGTCTTTTCCATAATGGGTTGACATTTTAACATTAAAGTTTCCATAGCAATATCAGAGTAGTTTGAATAGGTATTTGGTATTTGTTCATTATTACTTTCATATCCCCCTAACAAAACTTCATAAGGTGAAATAAACCTAGTATTACTACAAGTATCATAAACTTGTCTTTTCATCATAAAATAATTATATAAAAATAAAGCTAAATCTTTATTAATAGCTTGTTTTATAACTACATATTTATCTTTTTTAAACGACATCTTTAGCCATCTCTTTCGGTACTGCTTGAATATTCCAATGTATAAATCTAAAAGGATCAATACCATGATCTACTATAAACTCATGTTCTAAATAACCTGGAAATATAATTAAAGTTCCAGGCGTAGGTTTAAAATGAATTAACTCGCTACCATTTGTTACACCTTTTATTCCTGGTTTCATTTTTAATTTGGTAGCTCTTGCTCCAGTTCTTGGTTCGTGAAATATAGGATAAGATGTTTTATCACTACACTTTAAAAAATAAAATCCAGATACATGTTGATTCCAATGTACGTGTGCAGAATGTTGACCACCACCATTTTTACTAAATTCTTGTACCCATAACTCACTAAACATGGTTTGGTATTGTTTCATATCATAACCATGATGATCTAAAAATTCCCATGACTTTTCACCAATGTAATTTCTAAAATCTAAAAAATCATTATCTTGTGTTAAGGGTGTTGAGTGATGTGAAGAACCAAAATCTTTAGTATCTTTTATTGTTTTTTTATTTTTTAACCTAGCATCTTTGATATATTTATTACTTGCTTTAGTTAAAGATTTTAAAAATTCTGGTTTTTGTTCTGACCAAATTGGTGTGCTAAAATAATTATTAATATACATATTATTTAAAGGGGTAGCCTAAATTCCAAAGAACTAATGAATACCTTGTTCCTTTTATTACAGGTTTAACTCTATGCCAAAGAAAAGAAGGAAATACAATGATAGATCCTTTAGGTAATATTTCTTTTGCTTGTTTTAAATGTTTAATTTCTTCTCTCATGTGTGGATCATAGTTTCTAAAATCAAATTCTAACTCACCACCTTCATATTCTGATCCGTCTGTTAGTTGACATGTGACAGATAATTTTCTAATTTTACCATGTTCTTCTGTGTTTGGTTTATCATAAACTTGCTCCCAACTATCACAATGCCAATCGTAATATTGATTATGTTTATATTTTGTAAACTGACAAGATTCAGATCTATCCCATTCAAAATTCCAACCAGCAGATTTATTAGCTTGATTTATATAAGGGTGAATTTCTTTATAAATCCAAGTATCATTTAACCAAGTAATGTCTGAATTTCTTTTTCTTTTTATATTTTTAATTTGATCTTTAGTTAATTCTTTATCTTCATAACCACCTGTTCTAGCTATAGTTTCTTTATTATTTAATCCATGTTTAATAACATCATCACAGAATTTAGGTGTTAACGCAGATTTAAAATACCAATAATAATTAGATAAATTCATAAGTAATAGTTTGAATAAAATTTAAAGAATCTTTCTGATTGTTTGTGATGTAATACATATTGGTAGAGGGAAATATAATGAACATATTATTCTTTAATTCTATATCCCAACTTCTACCTTTTCTTCTGTTATCATCATAGTTAATTCTAATTATACAACCTTTAACTTTAACACCATAAAGTAAAGTATAATCAGGTGAGTTTCGAAGATCTACTGGATCTATATTTAATAGAGGGAGACTTAATTGTTGAGGTTTATAAATATTACCCCATGTTTTTTTATTAATTAAATTAATATTATATTCAAGACCAATATAATCTCTTATATAAGTATTTAACATATCCCAAGTTCTTGAGAATGGAAATTCTTTATTATTAAAAGTAGATTTTAAAATATTGTTGGTAAGTTTTTCTTGGTCTATTTCAAAACCTTTTGGCATATTAATATCACCATAGAATAAACTCTGTTCTGTTAAAACTTTTTTTTTGATTTCCACACTAAGTATAAAACAATAATATTAACTATTTGTCAAATCCCATTTTTGGTTTTCTTCATTCCAGTTGTAAAACCAGTTATGAGTTTCATCTGTATTTTCAGCAGTTTGTTCATCAGTTAATGCTGGAGGATCCCCAATAGGTGACTTCCAAGAAGCTGATTCAATATGTTTTACCCAAGAAGCATGAGGTTTTTTAGACCAGAAGATTTGATTATCTTCATCCCAAGTATAACCAACCCCAGCATAGTTTCCTCTAAATGCAGTTCCACCATTTTTGTGTATTCCACCATAAGTATTGTAAGATGTTTGAATCCACATCTGTGCAGACCAATTATTATGTGTCTCTAAATATTGTTGACCTACAGATTCATCTTCAACGCCGTCAGCGTTCAACATATCACCATTATTCAAAGTGAGTACTTGAATAACTTTATTATTAGAGCCTAGTTTTGCAAAATGTGCCATAATGTTTCTCCTTATATCTTATTTATTGTTTATTATAAATACCATATTTATTATTGAAATTTGTACCTTATTATAACGATTCCTGAACCACCGTTTGACGCAACAGGAGAGTCACCAGTTCTTTTACCACCACCACCACCACCAGTATTTGTTGTGCCATTTTGGTTGTCATTATTAGGTCCAGAAGATCCATTTCCACCACCTCCAACTCCACCTGATCCACCACCTTCGGGAGTATATGTGGAAGCTCCACCCCCTCCTCCAGAAAAAGCTGTTGGTGTTCCATTTATTGAAGTTGTAGCTCCTGCTCCGCCTGTTTTTGGACCATTACCATTTCCACCAGCAACAGTTGCTCCACCACCACCACCAGATGCTGAAGTAGGACCTCCTCCTGGTACATTACCTAATCCTCCAGGATTACCTTGAGATGGACTAACAGGAGGGGTATTACCTGAACCTGCTGCACTAGGAGTACCAGGGTGAGAAACACCTCCCCCACCAGAACCACCATCTCCACCAGTTGTGTCGGCAACTTGACAGCCACCCTTACCACCACCTGCTGATGATATTGTAGAAAAACTTGAAGATGAACCTTGTTCATTTGGTGTAGATGGGATAGCTCCCACACCTCCTGCACCAATTACGATTGGATAACCTGTTACTGAAACTGGTAAAGATGAAACACACGCACCTAAAGGACTTGCAGTATAACAACCAGATGTTGTCCCTGATGATTCCCTAAAACCACCAGCACCAGCACCTCCACCACCAGCAGAACTATAACCAGCACCTCCACCACCAGCTACCACCATATAATCTACTGATGTTGATCCCAAGGGATTACCTACTGAACAAACAGTAAATGTTCCTGGTCCTGTAAATGTATGTACTTTATAATCTGTATCAACTATTGTAATCGTTCCACCTGTTGCTGTAATATATGTAGGAACAGGTGTATCGCTTTGATTTCCTGAATCAGTTACTAACCAACCTCTAGTAGCATCTACATAAACTAATGTAACAGCTAAACCTTCCGTTGATAAAATTGCATTACTAGTTGAACCACCAATTTTTTCTGAACCATTTTGAACGATTGTTACATTATTTGTTTGCCAAGTAGCTGCATAATCTGCAAGTGATACTATTGCTCCAGCAACACCTGCTGGTAAATTTAACGTTACTGCACCGCTTGAAGTATTAATAAAATAGCCATTACCATTTACTGCTGAAAAAGTTGTTGTTTTGGGAGTTGTGTCCCAATCTACTGTTCCTGTTCTACCACCCGAAACATCACCCCAAGCTATGTCAGTTCCATCTGATGTTAATACTTGGTCAACAGTACCTTTAGTTAAAATTGATGTAGCTGCACTAGCATTACCATAAATAATACTTCCTCTACTTAATGCGTCTAATTTATTTAATTCTGTTGCAGTAGAAGTTACTCCGTCAAGAATATTTAATTCAGCAGTAGTTGATGTAACACCATCTAATTTATTTAATTCTGTTGCAGTAGAAGTTACTACTACATCTTCATTTATTTTAGGTGAAGTTAAAGTTTTGTTTGTAAGCGTTTCTACTCCAGCTAAAGTTGCAAAACCA